ATACCCTTAAAAGGCTTATTAAAGTTACTCTTTTTTAACCATAAAATAATATTAAATATTTTTCAATTAGCTATTGACAATTCTTAGCTGGACTTTATAATTGACTTCTAAGGTTACTTAATACCGGACTTTTGTATTTAGCTACTAAAGATGTGCTAGGAGTGTCTAATTGATTTCTTAAATTACCTAAAACAGGACTTTCATAATATCCTTTGGCTGGGGATAGTAAAATTTTATCTCCAGTCTTTACAGGTTCTGATGGTAGTATATTATTACTAGTTTTTATAACATCATAGTTACTACCATTTCCTGTTGTTTTCTTTGCTACAGACCAAAGAGTATCACCAGTACGAACGGTATACTCATCAGGAATAGCTTTTATTTCCCTGGATGAATTAACTTTCAAGAACCTATATTCTTTTAATTCTAAAGTAAAATAAACGTCTCCGGTTCCATCACGAACTCCATAAATAAAATTTTCTATAGTAGCAGCAATATTAACTGAAGTATCAGTGATTATTAATCTTATTGGTTTACCACTTTCTTTCCATTTCAAAATCATATCAATATATTTTTGTGGATCTAACGGAGTAGTTTTACAAAAATAATAATTCTGCTTAGGAAAAAAACTTTCAATTGTTATTTCCGACAATCCTCTTTTACCTATTAAATTAATATCTCCTAAATCATTAATATTCACCACTTTATTTATGTGTGGATTAGTTAATTCAAATTCAGATGGTGTTATAGGTAACATAAACATTTCAGTATTATTTTGCCAACTTAAATGAAATTCCAATATAACACCTCCTACATATTAGCCATTATTATTTTTAATTTTCTTGCTAACAATTCAGCAACTATATCAGCAAGTTTGTACATATCGCTTTCATTTTTTACTTCTACTTTATCAGCTATCTTATTTATTATTATACTTAAGCTGATTCCACCTTTGTTACCTTGTTGTTTTGCTATTTGAATTGACTTATCATGTGGATATACTCTTGACCCACTTGGTAAATCTAAAATTTCAGCACCTTTATCATGGATCATAGCAGGACCACCCTGCCAATTGCTTGTGCCCTTTGCTAGCATTGGTATTTGTTGTATATTAAAACCGAAACCTTTCCCACCAACACCAGGAATCCAATCTGGAATCTTTATACCTATACTGTTGATACTGCTTGTTAGTGTGTTTATTCCACCTATAATGTAATTAATAAATCCTTTGAACCCTGATTTAATACCATCCCATAAATTAGATGCTTTTTCCTTAACAGTGTCCCAATTCTTCCATAATAAAACTCCTGCAGCAATTAAAGCGCCTATTCCTAATACAATCCATCCAATAGGACTTGCAATAAATGCAGCATTTAAAGCCCATTGAGCTGCTGTTAATCCTGCTGTTACTCCTTGAGATACTAATTGAACACCTTTTAATGCTAATAGTCCTACTTTTTGAGCTACTAATTGAGCACTATTAACGGTCCATGCAATAGTATTTTTTGCAAGAGTTAGTGTACTAGTACCTATAGCTTTAACAAAATCACCTGCATAAAGTGCTTTTAAATATAATGTTGATGCTATGTCTTTAACTTTTTCTGCATGTAGCAATATAAAAGCTGCTCTGATACCTCTTATAACAGTTGAAAATGTTGTAAAAACTTTAATTATAGAATTTAAAATGTTATATCCAGCAAAAACAACTAATAATCCTTTTGCGGTTGGTAATAACCAATTTATATTATCTTTTAACCATTTAATAGTATTAGATGCATATTCTATAGCCTTGCTAACCGTATTAGTCAAATTGTCTGATATTCTATCGAAAGTTCCATCATTCTGCCATTGTGTAAGAGTATCAGCAACTTCCTTAATCTTGTTTTTTATCTTTTCATAAACACTTCCCTGTCTAACTGAACCATCTTCCGTTATTCCTGTTATGGATGATAATGCACTCTTAATTACACCTGTGACAGTAGACCAAAGACCTTTCAATGTTCCAGCTTGTTTCTCCATTCCACCTGTAAACTTATCTTGCATCAAAGCAACCATAGCTTCATTAAACTTTTCTTGATCTACAATTTGACCTTGATTATTTACAACTTGCACATTTGTAAACATTTCTCCAGCTTTTTTTATAATGTCAGCTTTTTTAACACCAAACTCTTTAAGTCTTTCAAGCTCTCCTGTTTGTGCATCTATAATAGCCTCGGTAGCTTGCATAAAATCTTTGTTTGTTGCTGCAGCCATATCTCCAGCTAAAGGTAACCACTTTTGAGCGCTCAATCCCATTGCTTCAAATTGTGCTGCTCCTTCAACAAGTTCTCCACCTTCAAATGGTGTTTTGTTAGCCAAATTAATTGCATATTGCATTATCTTAGATGCCTTTTCAGTATCTTTTGTAGCTGTTTCTAACTGTAATCTATATCCTTCTAGGTCTACTGCTTCTTTAAATCCTACTCCTGCAGCTAAAGATGCTATTGCTCCTGTTGTTGTTAGGGCTGTTTTAGTTGTTGTCTTTGCAATACTTAACAAACTCTTGTTCATATTTGTTGCAAACTTCTTAACAGTATTACTTCCAAGTTGCATTTCCCTTTTTAATTGCTTTGTGCTTTTAGTTGCATTTATTATAGGTTTTGTAAATTTATCTTTTAAAGACAGTATAGTTTGAATTGTTTTACTTGCCATATTTCACCTTCTTTCAGGCATAAAAAAGTAGCACACTTTTTATAATGTGCTACTTCAACATATTATTTAATCTTTCATTTTCTTTTTCTGCACTCAGCTTGTAAAATATTTTTTCCACTGGAGAAAGATTTAATATAAATTCATGATTAAAACCTTTTTGCAGGTAATGACTTGCTAAACTTAAGTCACTATCCTGCTCTATTAGTTTTTTATCTCTTCCTCAACTTCTTCAAGTGGTTTTTTCCCTTCAGCCATACCATACATTGCTAGTATTTGTTCAGCTATACTATTAATTTCCCCCACATTATCTTCAAATATTTCTGTTACAATGTCATATGGTTCAGTACAATCAAATTCATCCTGCAGCTCCTTACTTTGTAGTACAGGGCAACATTTATATATCAATTCTTTGTAAAGCTCAATACAATCATTGAGCTTTACATTTTCACCATCAAGTTTGTCCAGAAGATCTACAATTTTAGTTAATGGAATCCTTTTTAATATTAAATTACCATCAAGCATTTTATTGTATATTTCTTTAAGCTTTACTTTGTCATTTTTTCTTTGCTCTGCCCTTTGCATTAAGCTTTCTATCGTAATTTTATTACCCATACTTCCTCCTAATCAATCATATCAATGAACTTAAACTTTGCATATTTAAAAGGTACTGTTTCCTCTTGTATTTCCTTGTTTGCAAATTTTAATAATGTTAACTCATCGAAAGTTACACCTGTATATTCTACTCTTTCAGCACCATATGCTGCTGGATCAGCTAATCTTCCAACTATATTTATATCAGGCATTATACCTGATGTAATTCCATCAGCTATAGTTTTAGCAACATGACTGTCTATTTTATGCAATGTAAGACTGCCTTCACCTGCATATCCCATATACTTTTGATAAGTTGATAAATCGTCAGCCATATTTACTTCTTCATAATTTAAGGTTACCTTTGATTCAAATGACTTCGTATTAGAATATAGTTCACCATTCATCCATACCCTACCGAAAGTACCGTTTATAATTTTGTTTTGGTTCATTTTCTTAGACATTTTCTACCTCCTACATCATATAAACATTCAAGTTCAAATCTTCAATTGCATCAAGTATTTTCACGTTGCCATTCAGATACATGTTAGAAGCAAATGTATTGTTTTTAACAGTTATTTCATCCCAGTCAGCAGCTTCTATTTTACCAGAAGTTAACCATGCTTGCCTTTGGGTCTCAATATCAATCAGGGCTTCATTATTATATATATCATCAAGGATGTCCTCTTTTTCTAAGGCATCAAAGTAACCATTAACTGCTGATATGAATAATGCTTGATTATCATATTTATTTTTGTATTTTCCAACATAGTTGTTTTTGAATTCAGTTGCTATATCTTCTAATATAACATCCATAGCCTCAACTATAGTGATTTTTTTCATATCTTCAGTTTGATTAGCTCCTACAGTTACTAAACTGTTAACACCTCTTGCAGCTTTAACCTCACCATAATCATTCATTAGTATAAATTCACCTGCTCCAATTGCAGCATTCATATCATCTGGTTCATCAACACCTTCTAAATCTGCAAAAACAAAATAAGTAATGCTTCTAGTAAAAGGTAATCCAGCTAACGCACCCGCAATCCTACCAACATAATTCCACCCTGGCAAAGATGCTTCTCCAGGCCTTTTAATTGTCTCATTCGTAAAATTAACTATGTGCATATCATCAGTAACTGTAGCTTTATAAGTAACAGCTTTAATTTTCCTTACCTTGTTAACAGCATTCTTGCCTTTTACATAAGTAGCCAAAGCCTGCTGATCTGCTATAGTTCCATCAGCTAAACAAATCCAATTGAATTTTAGTGTATCAATCGTTGCTACTGCATCCTCAAATGCACCAAGTAATGCTATTCTTACGACATAAACTTTGTTAGGTGTGCCAAGAAAAGCATCACTTATCTGCTGATAATTAGCTGCAGTGTACTTTGCTTTATCCAATGCTGCATCAGAAGCATAATTATATTCTTTATAGCTAAATGTTGCATCGGTTTCATCTTTGACAACTATAACAACAATACCCTTTGCACTTCTTGCAATTGCTGTAGCAGCACTTTTTATAAAATTTATTATTATTTGTGGTAATCCAATCATATATTATCATCCTTTCTATATGTTTATTTCTAAGTTCTCTATCATTTCCAAATCTTCATCTTCTGGCACTTCATATACATACCTGATATCAAAATCAACAACTAAAACTTTTTCTTCAGTTATAGTTGAATTCACTTCATCAATAGATATATAAAAATCATCATTTATTTTTAAAGTAGTTAAAAACAAATCGTTTAAATCATCTATCATAGTTATTAATTCAATACGATTTTTACGTTTACTACTTGAGAAATAGTAAATTCTAATAGTTAATTTTATATCTTTTAAAACTTCTCCAAGCATTGATTTATTATGATTATCAACATCCACAAAAAATGCTGGTCTGTCAAATCCCTCTTCTATATCAGTGCTTAATAATTTTATACTAGGAAATTTAGTTTCTAAAGTAGTATTTATAACTGTTATTAAATCCTCTAATGTTATCATTAGCACCTCCTAGGTTAAGCCTTTGTCTAATAAAACATCAACAAAATCATAAGTATCTTTTTCAAATTGACTTTCAAACTCTCTACTGGCATTTTCTAAAACAAATTTACCTTTTGCA